CATTTAACGCGCCAGCTTTTGGCAACGTAGCCGCAACTTGTAAAGGGTTATTCGGTACTTCGGTACTTGTCGCCCGTTCATTTTGCAATTCTGTTACAAATTTTCTAATGGTTTCAAAATCGGCTTCCGTACCTTCGCCAATATCAACACGATAAAAAGCATCGTTAATCGGTTGTGCATCGCGCATCGTCATTCCGTTTAGCTTTTCTAAACCGCGTTGATACAATTCCCCAAAGTTCGGTAATGATTTAATTTCATTTACGAAATTAATGTTAGTTTGTCTTTGTTGATGTATCGCCATTTGCTGATTAGTAATTGTATATTCTGCGTTGGCTTCAAAACGAATGAACTCGTTATATTTCTGTACATCTTCAAACATAAGACTTTCTAAATCTTCCGCCGTAATGTTAAAGCGTTTCAATGCTTCACGGCGTACAAAGTCGCGAATATTTGATACTTCTTCATCTGGCAATGTAATTGGCCGTTGTTGTGCTTCGTATTGTCTAGCACGTTCTTCCGCCGCCTTACGTCTTGCGCGTTCCTGTGCAAGCGCTGCCTTTAAGTTCTGATCGTTTGCATGCGTTTCTTCCGTTTCTTCGTTAGTGTTCGGCGTTTCCGGTTCTACTCCCGCATCATTCGCATCACTTTCCGCCGCATCATCTGTAGAGGGTTCATCTGGTGCAGTTTCCTGTGTATCCGTTTCTTCGGCAGTTTCTTCCAGTTCAACGCCCGCGTTTTCTAAATCTTCCGGTGTGAAACCAGCTTCTTCGATGTTTACTAAATCTTTTTCCATATCAAATACTCCTTATTGCCTTTTAACGTCATTGCCGGACGAATATAAGAATATGGCAGTTTAACGCCGTTGCCGGGCGATACTGTATAAGCAAGCCTTTTAACGCCATTACTTAGGGCGAAAGAAATATAAAAAACGCCCCATTACGGAGCGTTTATTATTGTGTTGATAGTTTATATTACATAGTGCCTAAATCGTTCATAGGCGGAAAAATTGGCGGTGCATTTTGAATGTTCTGTTGCTTACCTTTCAAGGCTAACCGTTCCGCCATGATTTGCTGTGGTGAAATCTGTACGCCTAGCGTTTGTAAATACATGCTTAACGCTTCCGCCGGCATATCATCTAAGCTGCCGCTAACACGTAATTCTGGTAAAGCTGGTTTTTCTGCTGCTTCTTGCATGCGTTTTTTAACCGTTTCTTTTTCCGGAAAATCCATAAAATCGAGAATGATATCCATAGGAATATCAACGCCGCTTTTCTTGGCTTCCAATAATTGATATAGGTTAGCACGCCTTGCCGTTGCGCTTGCTTGGCTTGTAGTGATTACGATATCAAAATCAAAGGCGGATAGATCATATAGTACTTGTTTAATCGGGTTACCTTCCGCATCACGTTGCGGTTGCCCTAGTGCATCGGTTAATACCTGTTCTTGCATAGGTTGATTTAAACCCGGTGCAATCTGTACAAATTCCTTTTGCCCGTCATCGCCCATAATGCGCATTGCTTTGGCTTCGTTGTAGAATTGAGGGATTAAACCCGGGGCGTTTTTCTCGCCCCATAACAATTTAACAATTTGGCGTTCTGCTTCTTTTGATTGCTCAAAGATGCCAGCCGTTTGAACGGTTGTTACTGATTGCCTTAAATCAATAGCCTTGCCACTCATGGCCCCAACGCTACCGCTTAGACTTTCCGGAGTGATACCGCTGATAGAATAGAAATCATTGCTTGATTGCTGCTCTAAGCTAATATTAATATTGCTATCCATTGCCGGCGTGCCGTCTGTGAATGATACGCCCGGCGGTAGATATATATTCGCACCCGGTTTCGTGCTGTTTTTATTAATATCACGTTTAAGTTGTTCCGTGAATTGACCTTGCCAGAACTTTACGCCTAATGATTGTTGATTAACAACGTGCATTCGTTGGCTTCTGTTCTTATTTAGTTCCCTTTGTGCATCTTTAATATCACGTACTACGCCAGCTGGTTCTAGTTCATCATCTAACAGTTCGCCGGTGTAATAGCAATATTCACGCACTAATGGAAATTTACCGTGTTTATAAGGACTTTCACCTTCTTCAAGTAGTACATCATCGGCGAACGTAGCATATCTGATTTTAGTATCTGGTATACTAGTAGGCTTTTTACCTGTAGCCATTAATACAACAAATAACGGGTTAGCTTCATCAATTAACCCTTCTTTTGTCATGTATACGTTTTTCTTGCCGTATTCTTTATACCAGTACTGCACTACACGGATTTTATTGTAATTGTTGTTATACCATAACGCCTCACCGTCTACCGTTTCAACTATGCCGGCTTCCTGTTCGGTATCATCGTATTTATGTTTTAACGCATCAATTTCGTTAATCTTATCCGGATATACTTGTTTTAGTTTAGCGGAACTTTCCCAACTATACCGGCCTACATATTGCGCGTCGCTTAAATCGTCTTTCTTACATTCCGGATCTATGAAAGCATCAAACGGAGAAACACGTTCAATTTGAATAGTACCGTCTAACTTCGTATAGTCGAACTCATAAGATACCCAGTAATTGGCTAACCCGCAAATAATCTTATCACGGAAACATTTGCCCTTATTGCGTTGATAGTTCGCACGGTCTAAGCAGTATTTTGTAATACCTTTAGCAACGCGGCTTATTCTATCATCTTCTTCGGAACGTGGTAAAAAGTCCGGTTCCGTTTCGTTCTGCGATGCATATCCGCATAACAGATTAATTACCGGTCTAATTCTATTAATCGTGATTGCTGGCCGTCCAGCTTCACGCATCTTTTTCAAGTCTGCATCTTGCCATTGTTTCCCTTGCATAAATGCAAAATCTTCGGCGGCAACCTTGCGCCATTCTGATGTGGCGGCCAACGCACTTTTTACATTTTGTTTTGCTTCGTATATATCAAAAGTTTGTTCTATGTTCATTATTCCACCATTTCAGAACCATAAATCATATCGTACATTTGTTCTAGTTGCCATTGTGGCATTGCTTTTGCGAATTCCGCTAGTTGTTCATCTGTATATTTGGCCGGAATAATAACGCCCTTTTCTTCACGTTCCCCGTATTCCGATTTAAGAACCTTAAAGGCGTAATCACGCAACGCCCTTTCACTCATACGCCCCATGCGCTTATATCTCCTTCGCTATCATCAACATATTTATAGCCGTCATTAAATGGCTTTTCTGGTTTAACAGATTTTACAGGTCTAGCCATACACATATAACGCACCGCATCATATGCATGATCTTCTTGTTTCGTGTCTACATCTTCGACTTTTATCTTATCGTAGGTCAACGCTGGCAATGTTCTGATAAGATGTACGCAATTACTAAATATCTTTAACTTACCTTCCTTCAAGCGTTGATGTACTTGCATCAGTCCGGCTAGTCTATCATTATCAGCACGCACCCAATACACGCCTTCCGTTGCAAATATTTCCGCAATCGTTGGCCCGTCATGCCCTGTCCGCTGCCAAATTGCTGGGTCTGCTACGCCTTGATAGTCTTTCAAGTGTTCTATCTTTTGCGCTACTTCCCGCGCCGTTTCTTGCGTTCCTGTATCCGGCATCCCCGGCTTGCAACCGTAATACTCACCTGTGATATATAACACATCGTCATAATCAACCGCGTAGGAATATACTGCATATGGTTTCGTATATCCCCAGTCCATTGAACGATATCGTTGCCAATGATGCGGTACTTCAAACGGTTCTATTACATGTTTCTCTGTTCTAAATTCCGTAAATACTTGACCTTCAAATATGTTCCAGTCGCCTTCTAGGTATGCTTTACGTAGTTTTTCCGGCAACGTATTAAGTGCATCTATATAATTCTGTGATAGATGCGGGTTATCGCTTGCCCTTGCTTGGATATATGCAATCTTATCGGCGAATGGTTGCATTTCCTTTGTGAAATTTCTATCAATGAATAAATCTTTAACCCACATATGGCCTTTACCGCCCGGATTAGTTGCCGCGATTAATTTTGTATTGCTTATACCAGTCCAGCGGAGCCGCATGCGCAAGAAGTCGAACACGTCGCGACTATTCAAGGTTAATTCATCAATAGCAATAGCAGCGAATTCGCTTGATAAATATTTACTTGGGTTATCCAAATTTCTAAAACAGATAACACCGCCGCCTAATTCATTATTTAATGTGAATTCATGGTTACTTTCTTTATAACTTCCTAACCATTCCGGAAATTCCATTTTGATTTTGGATATTTGACGATCATCTAAACTTGGATAATCTTCACAAAATAACCCAACGCGTATGCCTTTAATTCCTGTTTGAATGAACCAGTCAATTAAAAGCCACACTAAACCCCAACGGAGTATATATGATTTACCACCACCAGCAGCGCCGCCATATAGCGTATATATATTTTGCTTTACTGCCCGCAAGAATTCTTTTTGCTTAGGTGTTGGCCGTATCACATCGCGAAACAGATTTGTTTTACTCATCTGTATCACTCAGTTCATTGTTATCAATAACCAACTTAACGGCGCTTTCTGTTGTAATTTCCTGTTGTATCTTATCGCGCCATTCTTTCGACTTGCGATTTTTAAGCCAGAATATTATTGCTGTAGTATTTCCCTTTAACGCTTCTTTATATAGTGCATTTTCGACATTCAAGTCCGCTTCTTCTTTTCCTATTTTTAGGGCATTAGAAATTTTAGTTGATTTCTTTCGCCATTCCCAAAGGGTAACAACTGATATTTGCATATTTTCGGCTATCTGCTCATTTGTTAAGCCGTTACGCGCCCAACCTTCTATAAGCAATATTTTTTCTTCCGCTTCCCAGTCTTTATAGGTTAGCTTTGTATATGTTTTTCTATCCGCCATTATTTCACCCCCCCTTATTTCAGAATGTTATTATCTTTTGCTTTCATGCGCCCGTGTGATCGCGCACATATGCCGGCTACTTGCTTGGCTGCGTGTTGGCTAGTGCAATATGTTTGACATAAACCGTCATAGTATATTTCTTTGGCCGTGCATTGGCCCTTCTTATTGTTAAGACATTTTGACTTTGTACATATGATATTCACTAGCTTTTCACCACCTTTACAAACTTTTTTGAAAAATTTTTAATTTCCCTATTGACTACTTGCGAAAACGCAAGTATAATAAAGCCATAAGATACATCGGAAAACGCAATTAAGCGAAAAGGAGAAATTAAAATGCTAACACTTAAAGACTTAAACACAAATCAAACATGGAATTTTGAAACAAAGGCTCAAGCATCTGAATTCATTCACAATATGTCATTCGGTTTTGAATGGCAATTAGTAGATACTAGCAAGAATGAAGTTATCGCTAGCCATATTTACGAATAACAATAAAGGCGGTAGCCAATCACTACCGCCAGTTACTAAAAAAGGAGATTACAACCATGCAAATGACAATTCAAGAAATCAAAAACGCGATCAGATACAACGAATTAAATTCAGTAGAAATCATCAAAGAGGTTTATGAAAGTATCAAACACACTAACGAAGGTATTCTTGATGTACTCGGTACCGACGATATAGCCAACCTAACAATGATGCTTAGGTACTTGGCCGAAAAATGCGAATTACTTCGCCGCCGTTCCAACTCATTCGCCGAATGTTTCACGGCTTTTAATCTTCGTGAAGAAATATTCGATGTAGTTGATGCATATACCACCGAGCAAAACAACAGAATACGCAAGCTATTAGCCACTAAATAATACAAGCCACCTTCAACGGTGGCTTTTTTGATTACTCAAAACCAAACACGGGGCAAACGTTCCATAACTAGTATCAAACAGATGCAGCGCGTTCAGTTTTCAATAATCAAATGTTACTTTTATACAAGAAATGGGGTATATCGCCGCGGATACACCTCATTTTATTTTTGTTTTATTCTATTTTATTGCATATTCTAAACAAATACCGATAGTTCTCATGCGCTCTTATGAAACTTTTGAAACGATACAAGTATTCAACCACGAAAAAACAAATGAAATTTAACAACAGCAAAATTATTTATAGTATGAAGGTTTTCACTATATCGGTATTTGTTTACAGTATGCAATTGCGGAGCGTTGTGTACCCCGCAACTGCTAACCTGTTTACCTAAGGAGAAAATGCAAATGCTCAACTAGCACTTTACACCTTATATTATACTATATATGGCGTTTCCACCTATTTCCGATATAGTCCGATATAGTCCGAATTATACCGATTTAGCAGTATACATACACGCATAATATGTATGGTGCAAATAATAGCCAACTTGTACAAGGCCGGCCGTTTTTATTTCTGCCGCTTGCGACTTTTCCAAATCTGTAAAGTATCGCGCATGCTTCGCGCTTTTGCCGTCGATGTATTCGCGTAGCAATAAAATATTTGCTTTCCCTGTGGTGCATGTGTTGATGATATCCGCTGCGGTTTCCCGCTCATCAATTAATGCGCCTATTTCTTTGTGTACTGCATCGCGCTTGTTTTCTAGTCTTATAATCTGTTGTTCCAGTCCGCCCGGTGTTCCGCCACCTGTTAAGCGTTCTTTGGAATAATCAACGGCGCCTATAGTTGTTATATCTGATTGTAAATGCTTTAGATCTTCTTTCAATGAGTTAATTTTCATTGTGATTAATTTAATAGGTTCTAAATATTCTTTTGCTATTTCCCTGTACTCTTTATCAGTCATATTTCCCCCGTATGGTTCATCATCTTAGATTCTTAACCGTTTCCCCTAACATGTTTAAATAATCCTGTAAATTAACTTTGATTGCATCATTTACTAATTGGATATTATCAGTTGTTACATAATGCGCCAGTAGCATTTTATACATCATATCTTTTGTTGGTACAAATATACAAATTGATAACGATACTAGCCATATCGCACCAATAGCCTTTGTCCACCACTTTAACGACGCAATTTCTTCCTCTGGCATTTCGTATACGCCAATATACAACCCAGCCAATATAAACATTGCAATACTTAACAACAAAAACAAACCTTGATTAAGTACATCAATATTATGTAGTACCTCAATCAAATACAAATACATCGGGTTAATAATAGGCATTACACATTTCCCCTTTCGCCTACTAATATTATATTAAAGGGGCGTTTATTTCGCCCCTTTACCAGTTTTCACCAATCTAACAAAATACCTTCCATTTGCGCCATAATTTCAAGAATACGCATATATTCACTCATTACAATTTCTTGTTGCCTTAACAATTCAACCGGGCATGTAGGTTTAAAATCTAATGTTCCAGCATCATACCTTACAAGCATTTTATGTAATCTTGTTTGCCTAATTTTTAACTCGGAATATTCTTCCTTGAACCGCACTTGCCACTCCGGAATAACATTTTCATTTTTAACGCTTACCAATTCGCTAATATCAATATTATTTTCCATTTTTATTGCCCCCTTGTTATTTCCCCGTACTACCAATTCCACCAGTTCCGCGTGCCGTTTCAGTTAATTCATTAACCTCTAACAACTTCAATGCGCCTACTGGTACAAGAATACCCTGTACTAACCTATCGCCCTTTTGAATTAGATATGCATCATCGCTGGTATTGTGTAATATCGCTTTTATTTCGCCCCGATAATCCGCATCAATCACACCGAACGAATTCGGAATAATTAACGGTGTTTTACTCATGCTAGATCGTGGCGCCAGCATCAACATATACCCTTTTGGAATTTCCACCGCTAAACCCAGCGTTACATATTGCGTTTGATGCGGTTCTATTACTACGCCTTCTGGTTGATAAAAGTCCATGCCGGCAGCATCTTCGCTGCCAACTTTTGGCATCAATACACCCGGCATGCATCGCTTAACTTTGATAACGTCCGCATTATATCGTTTATATCCAAATATGCGTTTAATCCTATTTAGTAGTTCCATTTATTGCCCCTCATTTCAATAATGCTTCCAACACTTTATTTTTCCTATCCATAATGCGAATTTCTGCCCGCGGGTTTTCTTTATCTATGCCCGCTATGCAGCTTTCACCATAAGAACATATCCATTTATCATCATCAATAACTTTGGCTTTTGTTAATATATCGCTAGTCGCCTGTAGCAACCCGATTAAGTCCGGCCAACTTCTTTTATTAGGCAAATAATATTTACATTCAACAACTACAATGCCAGATATATGCAGTTTCTTGCCAGCTAGTTGCCATAAACAAGCATCTTCATAATTTCTATACGCTTCTGACGGAATATAACCACGCTTATTACCGTTTTTAACTATTTGCCCGTGGTTCTTTTTAGTAATCGGGCGGCCTTTGAATACTATGTCAATTACGCTCATTTTCTGCTAGCCTCGCATCATCTTCTTCATAACTCCACAACATAGCATTTTCGGAATGACTCCACGATGTACTACCACAAGGAAAACAACATATAAAGCCTTTTTCGCCTACACCAGCAAAATATAATTTCCGTTCACCGAATAATGTTTTAACAATTATTTGCGTATCAACTGGAACCTTATCCCATTCCACAATACCCAACAATGCTGCAATAGAATATTTATCGGTTTTAGGACTCAACCCCAGTACACGACATGGAATACGCGGGGTATGATCGCGCACTTTAAAATCGCCGCCGTTTTCAATAAACGTTGGGTTTACAAAATAGGCATATACACCGATTATTTTAATATCTCGGTACCCTTCATCGTACATTTCTTGCAATAGCCATTTTTGCTCATTCGTCATTTTCTAATTTCCCTTCTATCATTAATCGTTTCGTTTTTGTTTCGACTTCATCGACGATAACTGCCGTTGATGCATTTTCTAACAGATTTCGTTGACGTTCTTTTTTAATTCTTTCCAGTAAATCGTTATTCATCTATTACCCTTTCAATTGATATTCAAACATTATTTCCGTTTTCGGCGCATTGATCATCATAATAACGCTATGATGTGCTGGCGATTTTGTATGCTCGCCAGTTTCGCTTATAAACTTAATGCGCTTAGTTGGTACATATACACTTATATTTGTCTTACTAAACAATTTATGCCTTTGTACCCCCCCCAGTGTA